TCCTCGAGCTCACGTCGCCAGTTTGGCTTCGATTCTTGGCTAACAGAGTCTTCAGCCTCGGTGGGCATTTCATCTGTCATATGTCACTCACCTTCGATACGCGCCTACAACGGTGGAATGCAGACGGAGAATTGGGTGAAACAGCTCACCCCGCATGGGGGCCGATTCGTCTATGACGATACAGACGTTTGCATATTTATGTCAAGTGGCGCGCCCGAGACCTGACACGCCGCCACGCGCCATCAACGCCCCAGCTTGCCGCCGGCCACGCTGCTGACGCTGCTGACGCAACTTCGCAATGTCGGAAGTTGCCTCAGAATCAAGCCCAAACTCGGCCGCAGCAAGCTCACTAGAAGTCACAGCCGTGTCCTCGCCCAGCAATTGCTGCGTCATCGCACGCTGCCCCTGGAGCCGCTCAGTAACCTCACGACGCTGCACGCCCAGGTTCGCCAAACGCTCCGCAGTGCCCTGCTCAAAGCCGCTCCCAAGCGTGCTGATCGCCGCAGACGACAACCCAGCAGCCTCGAGCTGCAACCGCTGCTCGATAACGCTCGTGCCACGCTGCGGGTCCAGGTAGAAAGCAATCAGTTCGCCTTCGTCCTCGACACCCACGCCGTAGAGCTCGCGCAGCTGCGCTTTCAAGTTTGGGTCAGCGTTGCTCACCGCAGTCGCAGCAAACGACACGCGCTGCTGCATTTCCTGAGGCGACACATCGTTACCGATAAACTCGGCAAAGTCGTCCGGCGAATCGTAGAACCCTGGCGGCAACCCGGCCATTGCCATTGTGCTGCGATAGTTGTTCTCGAGGCGGATGTAATCGGCTGGGCTAATCGCCGGCAGTCCTGCTTGTCGGCGTGCTTCCATGCCGGCAAACCGCTGCTTGAACGCGTCGGTTTCCTGCAGGGCGTCCATGACAGCCTGGGTGCTTTCGTCGTTGACCAGCATTTCGTATGCGAAGTCAGCGAGCTCGCCTAGCCCGTACTGCTCCAGCTTCTCTCGAATGATGCGGTTAGCGTCTTCAAGTTCTTGTGCTGCTTCGGGATCCATGTCGGGAGCCAAGGCATCAGGGTCTACACCGAATCCGCCATCTGGCCTTACAGGTCTAGGCCGTGGGTCGCGACTGGTGTCAGGAAGAAGAGGCCGATCAAAGGGAGGTCGCAAAGGGCCGTCGAACTGCGGGTTAGGCCGATTCGCAATGGCATCTCTCAGCTCTTGTGCGCCGTCGCCAGGCAGATTTTGCATATCTGGTTCAACATTGCTCATATCGCTACCTCACCAAACACACGACCAATCTCAGTCGTCAACGAACGAGCCGCATCACGACCCTGCTTAGAACGCTGCCACTCGCTACCACCACGAATATGCTGCCGCACCTCGTACAGATTCATCGGACGAGCAGGCCCACCCCCAGGCGGCATGAACTGCACAACCTCAGGGAACTCGTTGTACACGTTCGTAATCGGACGCCCCAACATCTTGCTCATCTCGTACTTGTACGTCTCGAAATACTCGCTCGGAGAAATGCCTTGATCGATAGCGTTCGCCAACGCCGGGAAAGTTTCCTTCGCCATCAGCTTGAAGTACTGCTCCATCTCCGCAGCAGTCTTGTCACCCGTGTACACCTGGCTCGCAAAGTTTTGAGCAGCTTCGTCGCTAATCGGCACGAAGTACTTGTCTGCCAGGATTTGCATGTCGTCAGCTGCAGCACCGAACTCTGACGCAGCCGGCGTTGCTGTCGGATTAAACTCGAGCTCCTTAGTCAGGTAGCCACGGATAGCTTCCTGGTCGTCAGCATCACCAAACCGCATGATGTCTTCAGCAAGCTTCGACATCTGCTCAGGCGACAACGACGCCCCGAGGAACTGCAGCTCCTTTTCCAGCATGTCCGTGACCGGCTCGAGAAACTCGACCCGTTCGGGATCCGACATTTCTGCCCATTGGGTGTCGAACTCCCGCATGGCTTTGTCGGTCGACTGCCACCAAGAAGTGTTCTCGAGGATGCCTTTGACACGCGTCGGCGCAACAATGCCTTCGTCAACGATGTAATCGAGGACGTTCTTGGTTTCGACTGCGCCAGGGTCGTCAGCACTGACGACTGTGCCGTCTTCCGTGATGCCGACCATGAGATCTTCACGGTTCTTTTCCAAGAAGAACGAAAAACCGCCAAACTGAGACGCAAGAAGTGCTTCTACGTCAGCTTCTGTGGTGTCTTCTTCAGGCTCTGGCGTCAGCGTCGGCTCCGGCTCCGGCTTCGGCCCAATATTTGTGTGACCACCAAAACTACTTGGTGGCCCGCCGAAAGCAAGAGGATTCATATCGCTCATCGTCTGCTCCTAATCACATCCATCAGAATGCTCCCAGCAGTTGCCTCATCCATAGCTGCGGCCTCAACAGGCGCAGTCTTACGAGCAAACTCTTCAAGCTGAGCAGCAACATCAATGCTTCGCTGCCCAGACCGCTGCAACCCGTGAACTTTCCGCACAAATCCTTGTTGCTCAGCCTTGGTAGCACGCCGGCCGGTGCTGCCAACAAACCCTTCTTTGGCAGCTGCTGCTAGCCCGACCGGATCATAAAGCACAATACTAGGGCCTTCTTCCGCTCTAATTTCAGCTTCGCGTTCGTCAAACAACGCCTGCAGCTCTTCCATGGTCAAGTCACGGTTTTCCGTCAGAATGTCAAGAAACTCGGCTGTCGTACCAAAACCACCCGGGCCAGCTTTGATTGCTTCTTGGAACGTCCGTTCCAACGCAAAGTTAAACTGCTGCATGTTGACTGTGCCGTCGTCGTCAAACACTTCGTCAATGTCTCGGTACGCGCCATCGACGTTCAAAAACATGTCCATCGCCAAGTACCCGAGGTTGCGCTCCGGCAACGAATTCACAATTTCTGACCGGCGTATCGCCCTGTTACGGTCAGCCAACTCGACTCTAAGCTGCGAATCTGAGCCAAGAATCTCTAAGCCTTTTGTAGCAAGCATCACCAATTCGTTTTCATTGATGCCTTGCAGGCCAACAGACTCCAACAATTCGTAGCTAATGCCTTGTGGCGCAAGAGCGTCAACTTCGTATCCCAACACGGCGTCTGATGGAACAACGCCCGTCATGATGAACTCTTTGTAAGCGTCGTCGATACTGCGAACCGAAAACCCAGAACCAGGAGTGAGCGACACACCGCCAGGGCCTGACGGGCTATAACTCGATGACCCTTCTACAGGGCGCTGAACGCTAAACGTCCGGTTCTCGTCTTCTGGCTCGAGATCTTTAACACCGTTAGACATTAGTAACTCCCGTACTCCAACAAACCGCCAAAGTCATCCGGATCCAAGAACGTCTGCGGCAACAAACGATCACGCTCGAAGAACCTGTCGTACACATGAGAGAAACCAGGACGGTCGCCCAGCTTCTCCGTCTCTTGCAACCAGAATCGTAGCAAATCAGCATTTGCCCTAGTTTCGATGTTGTTCGAACCGCCCTGCATCTTGCGTGCAGTCAACTGCTCTTGCATCCAGAAACGCAGCTGATAGAAGTCCAGAATGTGATCCGCAGACGGACGCTGCGACAACGTCTCGTCCTGCAACACCGCAGCAAACCCTCTGTTGATCGCACGACGCGTCATCATGGAAGACCCCAAGTTGTTGTACTCAGCAGCCCAATCGGGATACTGGAGCTCCAACTTGCGGATCTCTTGCTGCTTGAAGTCCGACACGACCTGCACCGGGTTCGCTGTCACACCGTTAGCGTAAGTAAACTCTGTGCCGGAACCCTCGAGGCCCGCAGCGTAGATCTTGTTGCGTTCGATACGCTCCCAATCCTGCAACTCGAAGAACTCGTACCAGCCACGGCTGATGCTCAACTGTTCTGCGAACTCTGCAGGAGTCAGCACTTCACGACGGTTTGCGTCTGTGCCGGCGCCCATCCCCATTTGCTTCTGACGCCAGTAGACGTGCGTCGAGAACGAGTACTCTTCGCCGGCCCCGCCGATACTGCCCGTAATCCAAGCACCGATCTCAGGATATGCCTGCACCATTGCTTGGTTCTCTTCAAACAACAGTTCTGACTGCAGCGAAGCTGCCGTGCCGTCGTTCAAACGAGTCATGCGTTGCGTCAACGCAAAGAAATCCATGCCGTACTCGTCCAAGAACCGCCGGGTGCCTTCTCGCTGGCCGTGCTCCCGCTGCAAGTCACGGGCAACTTCGATGAACTCGTAGAAAGGAGACAGAAGCGTTGTCGAAGACGGGGCGAACAAGCCTTGGTAAAATCTGAACAGGTTGAACTGCTGAGCACGATTGTTGGCTTCATCAATCCACGCGTTTACTTCTTCAGGGTTGCCCATGTCGATGCCCATGCCGTCAAGCTGCGCTTGCGTGTAGATGTCTGTCATCATGCGGCCAACAATTTCTTTGTTCTCGACAGCATTGTTGAAGAAATAGTTGTAAGCCGCCTTTTGGTACGACGGCAACTGCCCAATGACATGCTGCTCAAATAAGTTTCCGTCTGGATGCCCAAACGGGAACATGAAACTCACCACGTCCTCGAGGCGTGGTTCTCTCTTCAACCCTTCACGCACAACAGTAGTTACGAGCGGGCCAGTCCCAGGCAGCGTGCCTTGCAACGCAGTGTTCAAACCGTCCTTGCTCATGCGGATATCGCTGTTTTCCAAGAACGGAGGAATAAGCTTGTCCCGTAGACTTTGCGGCAAGCTATCGAAGACTGTCGGGTCTTCTTGGTTCAAGCTAAAGACCAGGTAGCGGGCACCAGACTCAGGGTCTTCAACCTCAGTCAAGCCGAGCGTTTCTGCTTCCCACGCCTTGTCGTACAGGCGGTACTTGCCCATTACTTCGGCCGGCTGACGGATTGCAAACCCGGCCCAGCGGCTAAACACCTCGGCGTACGCGTTAAGGAACGCCACCGTGTTGCCTACCAGTTCAGACATCCGCAGGTTCTCTGCAAGGTCGTACAGGATCGTGCGAGTTTCTTTCAATGCAAACTTGCGCGCGCCTTCTTCGATCTCGTTGAGCTGCCGTTGCGAAGTAATAACTTTGCCATCAGCATCAACAGGCAAGAGCTCGACCCGGCGTGCCGCCTCGAGCTCATAGTTCGCACGGAAGAACGGCATACGGGCGAGGTTGTCTGTCGGCATGGTGCCCAGAACGCTGTAGATTTCGTCAACAAATTCTCGAGCAGTCATTCTGGTCCGGTTGTTTTTCGACATGTTGGCATGCGACTGCGGGTCTGGGCCGAGCGATTTGCCGAAGTGCGGGTACAGCGGCGCTAGTTCGTCACCGCCGCCAGTACGGATCTGGTCGATAAGTTCTGAGCGGGTAACCTTTTCTCCTGCGCCTGACGCAGGGCGACGCAAAACGGGAACATCTCCGATTCCTTTTTCGTCGACAACAACAAAACCAAATCGCCCGTAGTACTCGTGCAATTCAGAACGTGCTTGCAACGACAACGACACGTTTTGTTGATCAGCGACCTCAATTACCTCGTTTAGCAAACGTGTGCCATGGCCTTGGCCTGGCGTGCCGGCTATGAAGTTAGAAATGTAACCGTCTTGCGACACATACAGAGTTGCGCCCTCGTTGTCGTAAGAGCTCTCCGGCATCTTGCCAGTTCGACTGTTTACTTCCTCAATAACGTCGTCCAACGCTTGTCTAACTTCAGGCCACTCAACCTTGCCAGTCATGGCACGTTCGCGAAGCGCAGGGAAATACGCAGGAGGCAGCACGTTGTCGTACTCGTTGATGACGTACTTAGCGGCCTCGAACAACTCGTCAGAGTTGAAGTTGTCGATTGACTGCGGGGCATACAAGTCGTTGAACACTTTGTTGTCGCGCAACATCAGGTCAACAAGGCGTTCCGCCCGTTCGCTGGGAGTACCGACGTTCGTCCAAACGATTTCGTAAAACTCGTCCGTAATTGCTTCGCCAGTGTAAAGATCCATCATGCGGCTCCACTTTTCCGCAAACATGGCATCATCTACTGCAATGTTTTGGATGTCCCATTGCTGCCAGTCAACGTCGTAGAACCCTTCCAGTTCCCGTTTCGACGCCCGATGAGCACCAGACAACAAACTGTCTCGAGCCTTAGACGCAGACACATACCCACGCCACTGCTCGATAAAGTTCGGGTCGTCACCAAACGCGTTGCGAAGGTTTGCACCACCCAGGTTCAAATTGGGAAACCCGGCCCTCTTCATCAGAGTCTCAGCAGCTTCGAACTGGTTCTGCGCCACCTGCGCCTCAGGAACCTCTCGAGCAAGCTGCTCGATAAAGTCTGCGTCAGTCATCTTGGACCGGGCAGCACGAACCGCAGCCGGGTCGCCAGCTGCTCTAATCAGCGACGCTTGTGCTTGCCGGCGCAACACCGCCGCATAGTTCAAGTTCGCTGATCGACGTGTTTGCTGCGTGATGCGACGATGCCGGCTCAACAAGGACCAGCCGAAGTAGCCAGCCCCCATAGTAGCGTCTGCGAAAGCTAGACCGAACAGGCCGCCCTTGATGCCGCTGTTGACAAGGATCTGACCAATGTTTTTGCGTTGCGCCAAAGCCCTGTTGCGTACCCGCCGCACTGCAGTGTTGAACTCACGCTTTGAAGCCGACTCAAACAACGCGTGGTAGTCGACTGCTTCTCCCACTTTCGGCGGCGGAATATCAAGGATGTCGTAAAGTTCTTTGGCGATCAGAGTTACGTCGCCGGTCGACTCGAGGCCTCCCAAATATTTAGTTGACAGTTCTCGACGCAAGTCCTGGTAGCCAGCCAGCGAGCGACGCGCTGTGATCATCGAACCCATCGTGATCATCATGCGAAGCTGCTCATCAATGCCAACTCGCATAGGCCACTTAGGCGTCAACAGCATCGACCCACGCCAAGCACCATGAGCGAGGTCGCTGCCTGACTTGAACCCTCTTAAAGCCCGGTTTTCAGCTATTGCTTTTGCAGCCCTGGCGCTGTACCTTTCCATGCGCTCAATCTTGCGCTGGACAACGTCGTACCGAGGCAACACGCGTGAAGTCTTGACCTGCGACGGCGACATGCGATACGTCATCAACACATCAGACCCGTCTTCAGCAATTTCGTGAACCAACGCAAAATCGTCTTCAACAACGTCCACAGCCGCTCGTTGCGTGTTCATGTCGCCCTGGATCGACACTGCGCGTTGCCGGGCGCGTTGTTCCATTCCGCCCAGAACAGTTTTGCCTTCGTGCATATCCTGTTGCCGCTTGTAATCGTTCCCAAGCGTTGAACGACTCAACGTATCGATGCCATCAAACTCGGCAGCGTCGAGCATTTCGTCAAGACGCGTGTTGAAGTTGCCAATAACTTCTTCGAACAACGCATCTACCGCTGCAAAGTCCTTGGCCGCAACCAGACGCGTAAACTCAGCTGCAATTCCTGCAACTTCAGCTTCATCAGTCAGACGCGTGCCGCTCTTTTCTTTGTCGCCAGGCTTCTTGCCCCAAACAGTCTTGTCTTTCCTGCTTCTGCGACTGCCAACAACACGAACTCGACGTGCCTGATCCAACACACGGCTAACTTGCTCAAGAAAGTTGGGGTCGCTGGAGTTAGCGATCGTTTGAGGAACACGTTCAGAAAAGACACGCGCAACACGGCCTTGCGGACCAGGCGTACCACTAAACATGTTGTTCGTGTTCACAAACGTAGACAACGTCGTCCGGTCGCCAGTGGTGTCCAGAATTTTGTTCTGCATGTTTCGCAACGACCGCAGCCGGCCACCAAACGGGACTTCACGCACACTGCCGAACAACGACAAGTGCGTTGAAAAACTGTTCACTTCGTCAGCGTTGCCGAGCATGTCTTCAAGCGCGTTGAAAAACAGATCTTTGTCCATCGTGCTCAGCGTGATCTGTGCAGCAGGATCAATTTCGTAGATGCCAGTGTCGGGGTTCATCTTCATGCCCCGCTGCTGCGTGCGATACAACGCCTGCTGCATGTCGTACATCTGGAACCAGTTTGCGTAACCCTGCAGCTCGTTGTACCGCTGCAAGTCAGCGACCAGGTCACCGCCGTACAACGCATGACTTTCTGGGGCAGCAGCAATAACCCCGTCCAAGTCGCCTGCTGCCAACGCTTTCTGCGCTTCAACAAACTCGTCAACCGAGTAGAAGACGTGCTGAATGTCGAGCATCTCTGCAGAGATCTTCTCGAGCTCAGTAATTGCACCGAAGTCGCCGGCCAGGACACGCATCGTCAACTGGCGAGCTTGCGGGGTTTCTGCTCGGGCAAACATTTCGATAGCGCGCTCGTCCATGTTGCGAGTTGCACGCCCCAGGATGCTTTGGAACGCCCCGGCACGTTCTTGCCAAGTGTCGAGTTGCGACATTGCGTCTTCGACTTGCTGGTACGTCCGGTGCGGAAGCATGCCGCCGTCGTTCGTCAAGTTGGTGCCGGCAAACGACCGTGCGCGTGCTTGCGTCACGTTTTGAATAGCTTCGCTGTAGTTCCTGGCTCCTCGTTGACCGAACCCGGTGCCTATAACACGAGTTACTGGCTGCGGGATGCGTGTCAATCCAGGGATAGCTGTGGTCGCCGCCGTCGTTCGTCCAATAACTCTGCTGGTTCCTGGGACACGAATAACAGTTGCTCCTCGAGCAACCTTGCCTGTGCCGCCAGTCAGGTAGGTAACTGGGTCGATAAGTTCTTGGACCAGGTCAACTGTGCCTGACAGTACGTTAAACGTCGGGTCTGAACGGATTGCGTTGTATTCGTCTTCATCGTACGGGTCGACACCCATGAACGCGTACGCAAACGATTGACCAAACGTCCGCTGGTCATCGTTGATGTTCCATGCTCGTTGCCACGCGCCAGCGTCAAAGTACCGGCGTGGCCCGTTCAAGCTAGAGTCGTGGATAACGGTCGCTACCGTGCCCAAAGGACGGTCTACAAGCTCATCGATTGTCCACTGCCAAGCATCAAGCACCGGCGTAGCAACCGTACTAATCATGCCCCGTTCGCGTTCATCGAACATGGCTTCGTAAGCACTTACAGCTTTGCCAGCAATGTACGGCAGCACACCGTCGCCGGGTTCGCCGGCTGCCATCTGCGCTGCGTTAGGCGCGCCAAGAATGTCTTCCTGAACAAACGAAAAGATGCTTTCTGACCACGAGTCAGGCATCGACAAAAAGGCATCAACCCCGCTGCCGATGGGGCCGCCACCCAAGCCCTTGCTGGGACTGTCCAACATGTCGACAAGCGCCCCAGGGACGCTGTCAAAGATGTCGGTAGTGCCGTTCCAAATACGATCAAAAACCATTAGAGCTCTTCCGCAAGAAACTCAGGGTTACGAACCAACAACCGTGGGTCGTGCTCGTTCACCAGCTCGTCCAAGTTCCCAACGAAACGCTTCAGTTTCCGAACCGTGTTCTGCATTTCTCGACTAGCGCCAGGCCGATCAGCAAGCGGCTCCATGTAAAACAACATCCGCAACGCCTTCTGACGCTGCTGCAACTGCTCAGTCTTACCCATCCCCATAGTCGGGTCAGGCGGCGTCGTCACAGGCTGGTTCGGCAACTTCGACCGGCCCTGCAACGGCATACTGCCAGGAGGAGCAGACGGCTTCGGCACTTCTGCGTCACGCGTCGCAGCAACGACCTCGTCTTGCTTCTTAACCATTCCGTACTGTTGATTGCGTGCCCGTGGCATTAGAGAGCTCCTAGAAGCGCTGCAAGATCAGGCGGGCCAGCCGGCGCACCACCGCCAGCTTCAGCACCCGCACCCGGCTGAGCAATACCTGGCTGCGCCTCAGGGGCGCCAGGTTCGACCTGTTCGGCCTGACGTTCCTGCGCCTCACGCTGCACACGACCAACTGCTTCAGCAAGATCGTTCTGATCGTTTCTTACCAGTTCCATAATCCGAGCCAAATCGGCCGGCGGCAACGCACCCTGCGATGCCTGCTGCTGCAACCCGGCCAGCAACGACTCTTCCAACCGTTCCGCTACAACCGAGTCACGTTCTTTCTCGACATCCTCAACCAGAGGATCGATTCGCATGAACGCTTCTTTGGACATAGTGCCCATTGCGAGACGTTGACCGCCGGCGATCACAAGGTTGTTGATGTCGGCACCGGCCTGCGAGTACGACACGACGTTGTCGTCGGTCGTGAAGTGCTTGTTCGGGGTGTAGTCGACCTTGCCCTTGACGTTGCCCATGCTGACGTAGAACGACCGAGGCTTGTCGCCGGCGTACGCCTTGCACTGAGCAATTGCAATCCGGTTCTCTTCCTCGAGGGCACGGGCGAGCGTTTTCTGCGTTTCCTGCACCGTAAAGTCCACCACAGCAGACAGCACTGCGTCGCCACGGCGACCGGTACGGATGTTGGAGGTAGATTCGCCGCCAAATTCGGCAGGAACACCAGCAGTTAGGCGCTGAGCCCGCTCAAGACGGTCGATAGCCGGGTTAGTCATGTAACCAGGCTGCATCTGCATGTCTTTCAGCGTGCCGCCACGCACCACACCGACCTCGCCAGTCAAACCGTTAGCGGTATTGACGATCTTGGGCTGTTCGCCTGCGTTGCCGACCAGCCAAGTGTCAGGGAACACGCCCTTCTGCACAGCCAGCACCTCAAGAGCCATCAGCTTGGCCTGCTGCTGGTACATGCCGAGGATGCCGTCGAACTGGCCTCGAGAATCGTCTAGCGAAATCCGGTTTGACACGACGACCGGGCAGCGACCGACCAGGTTCGGGACACGTTCGAGCTCAACTACGACAGGACCGCCGTCGTTGTTGTTGAACCCCTGGGTGTGCGGGTTACGCACACCGACCAGCACCGTTTCCATGTCGTCGACGTACTCGATCATCTCGATCGGTTCGTCCTTTTCGTACGGTGCGTCCTTCACGCCGCCGGCAAACCGCAACGCAGCCTCGGGGTAGAACGTCTGCATCCAGCCATATGATCGTTCATATCCGAACACGCAGTCGATCGGGGTCATGTCGTCCACGCCCCGCAGGTTCGACGGGTACGCCGTCAGCGGGTCACGGCAATGCCAGGTCGGCACGCCCTTCTTCGGGTCGAACCGCAACTGGGTCACCGACTGCGAGTAACCGATTAGGTGACGGGCACGTTTTGCCAACTGAAGATCAAGCGTTGAGTTCTGCCACCAACCAAACATTGCCTTGCGGCGGATCTGTGCATGCTTGCGCGCCTGCTTTGACGTGTCGTCAGCAGGGGGGCACACAATGTCCGGCAGAACCGACGCAACACGCATAGCGGTCTGGTCCAGGCCCTGAGCAAGCAGGTTGGCAACCGCTGCCGACTCGGTAGTGTCGATCTCGGGCAGCGGCACCACAACATCGCCGTTGTAATGGTCACGAACGTGGCGCATACGCGCCTTAACGCCCGCATGATTCTGCGAACGAGTGTAGAACAGGTCAACGATGTCTTCAGCGGACTTCATATGCGCGCGTCTCCAGAAAGCCACGACGGCCGCCACTGCCGCACCGCCTCAACAGATGGAGTGTAAATCTTCTCGAGATTGTGCTCCATGAACCATTGTGCCATAACACAATCGTCCGTGCGGGAACCAGTCCCCTCAGGGTTCCACTTCGTGACCTCGTTTATAAGAAGTAGCGAGTGTGGACGTGCGGCAGTCTGTTGTTTCCCCGGCAACCGTACTCGGCCGGCTTTGTACAAGGGGGCCAGCATCTGCACCCCGTACTTCGGGTCGCCCTTGTTCTTCGAGTGCGTGTAATGCGGCACAAGCTCCACACCCCTCGTCGACGCCCACCTGCGGAAGTGGTCGTACTGAAGGATAAACTTCTGCGCTGCGTTGGCTTCAACAATCCAGTACTGGATCGGGTGCCCCATATCGTTCGATATCTGCCACCAATCCTCTGCGATTCCGGTAAAACACTGTTGGTCATGGTTCCAATCCAAGAATGAGGGCGCATCCATCTTGCGCCGGTACGACTCCAACAGATACCGGTACTCTGTTTCCTCAACGTATGCCCAGCATTGCAATGCCCAAAAGTTTGACGGGCTCGGGTCGGCCGAAGCAATGATGACTGGATCGGACGGCAGATACTGCGGGAGTTCCCACAGGTCACGTTCGTTGTCCCAACACCCGACATGATGCACACCGTCACGGCCCTCGCCGCCTGACACCCAGATCGGGTCAACGAGCACTGATGACGGGTCAGCGTCTTCCTGCTGGTACAAGATCTCGTACCGGTCAGGAGTCTGCGCCTTGATGTGACGGATTTTCTTCCACGGCAAACGACGTGGATACAGCAAACATCCTTCGGGCCACGGCTTTGCGTTGAGGCTGTGGTCACCCTCGCAGCAGTCCTCGTAATGGACTTTGTATTTCAGGTGGTGGTACTTGGATTCCTCAGTGGGAGAGAGTGTTTCACTAGGCAAGGAGGAAGCCTGTTCCGAGATCTCCTCGGACACCATGCCCTCTCCCACCGAGTCCATTTCGTCCTCGTCAAGCGGGGCCTTCTTGTCCAGTGCGTACCGGTAAATGTCGTCAGACGACATCCGCTGGCCGTTTAACACTAACAGACCGCCTGGCTCGAGGCGCGTCTCTGCTACCTCGTCCCACCAACGGTACATGTCGCTGCGGGACTCAGAGTTACGCATTTTGCGTGGATCCCACACGTCGTCCCAGATCACCAGGTCAAAACGGCCACCGAGGAAACCGGAGTCCATGCCGAACGCCGACCAGGTCGGTTCTTTCTGCGACAACGGCTGATCGTCAGGCTGCAAAATCGTGAACGCCTCGGCACGCCAGATCTCTTTGGCGTCAGGCTTGAACGCACCGAAGTCTTGCTGCATGGTGCGTACCGCATCGACAGCAATACCGATCTTCTGGTCGTTGAGCTCGGCACGGGCGACGTGTTCCCGTTCGAACTCTGCTCGCAGCCGGCGGGTGTACCACTCGGCAAGGCGCTGGGTAGACGAACCGATCATTCCTCGCAGAGCACGGTTGCGTACTGTGGCCCAGGCCGGAAGTACTTTGGCAAAAAACGTGGATTTGCCGCTACCAGGGGGTGCGTTGATGACGATGTATTCCTCTTGTGGCGTGTTGAGGAGTGCGTTTACTTGTTCTGTGGCTTCGATTTGCCAGGGTTGGAGGATGATTCCGAAGTAACGGAGTGCAAATGCTTCGATGTTGTCATGTGCTTCTTGTGCGGCCGGGTCGAGGTGCTCATAGTCAGGGATCTTTGATACGCCGATCTTGTCTACTTGTTCTTTGGCTTGCAGCCAGGAACGGGTAGAAGTGCGGCCCGATTCGTTGTCACGCGCCGAGTGGTAGTTAACGCCGGCTTTGATGGCGGACTGGCGCATTGACTCGCCGCCGCGACGAAGCAGCAGGTACTGGACCCACTGCTCCGGTGTCGTGTGCTTGCCTGACGGCATAGTTACTTAGCCTGGTCGGGGTCATGCACTCTGACGCCCCAGGTACACGGATCCCATCCGTCGTCAAACTGCTCGATTTCTTCCTTGGTCATAAGCAGATCGTGCGTCAGACAACCAACGTCTGAACAAAACCCTGCTTTACGGCCAGCCTCCAACCATTCAGTAAACGTCACCACTTCACCTTGTTCGCCCAGTACGCAGCCGAGCACGGACCCTTCGCAATGTTCTTCGCATGGCGTGCTTTAAATGACTTACGACGAGCCTTGTCTTTCTCGCTCTTCGGGTTCTTGCCCGCACCAGACACGCCCTGCTGGCCGAATCGAATGACCTTGCCATTCTCACACCCCTTGCCTTTCGCTACGACAACGTGCGACTTCGTCGGGTGATTCGGGGTGCGTTTCGGCTTGTTGTAACCCGAAACACCAACGCGCTTCAGCCGAGGGTCAGGTTTCTTCGCCATCAGCGACGCTTCTTCGCAGTCTTCGCAGAACGCCTAAACGCCGCATCAGTCGGAGCGCCCTTCGACCCAGGCTTCCGCATCCGCTCCTTAGAACCAGCCTTGATGCGCTTCCGCTTTGCGTGAATGTTTGCGTACAAACCCTTCTTAGCCATAACTCACTTCCTTGTTGACTTGCCGTTCGCGCCATTACGCGCACGGTTCTTCTGCGGAGATTCCTTCACCAGCCGCCCAGACTTTGTGTGCGACAAATCAGGACCGCCCTTACCCATCATGCCACGCTTACGCCGCTCCGCAGCCAAACGCGCCCGATACTTCTTCTGCGCCGGCGTCGCATTACGACGCTTATCCGCAGCCAACTTCTTCTTGTACGAAGCCGGATTCTTACGATAGTTACGAGCCGACTTCCCAGGCGAGCTCGACTTTCTCGGAGCCATCAGTTGTTATCCACGACAATCACAAAGATCACAAATACACAAGTGAGGATCAGCAACAGCACATTGACTGCTACTGGCACGACTCACACGACTCCGGATTCTCAAGATCACACTCCGCCTCAATCGGCTCATCAGAACCCTCACCCCAATCCAAATCATCAAACTCGCCGTTCTTGTAACGCTCAACCAACGTCTGAGGCTTCTGCACACCACACCTACGCAAAGAATCCGCCAAAACCATCACAACCTCCTCAAGTCATCTGCTACAGTAGCACCAACCGGCACCCCAACCCGGTCAAACCGTTGGGGCCACGCCTTGCACGCGTGAGCGTCGCCCGTCAGAAGGGCCTCCGAGTCGTGCCCGAGAAACGACGGCCCCAGGGACGGGGCGGACACGACCAGCCAACACACACCGCAGATAGTTGGCCGGCGATCAACCGAAACTGACGGAGGGCCCAGGGCACGGTCCCACCAAAACACCCAACGCAACACACACCAACAAACCAAAACCCCCCAAACACCGATAGCATAACGGACCCCCACCCCCACGCCCGGTACATCGCCCCGTCGGCCCGCATAAATATTCGCCTCGAGGACGCCCGGCCCGGCCTCGAGGACAAACGACCCCCCGGCCCCGTATCGAAGCGCTCGAGCACAGCCAGACATACGGCCGTCGAGGACGCTCGAGGAGATCCCCTGGTCGCCTCGAGGTCGCTCGAGGTCGCCTCGAGGACGAGCTCGAGGTCGCTCGAGGTCGTCGACCTGGTCGCCACGATCACGTTCCACGATCACAGCCCCTGGTCTCGCCCGGCCTCGAGGTGCTGGCGCCCTCGAGCTGCCGCTCGAGGTTGCCGTCGAGGTGCTCGAGGACGGCCTCGAGGAGCTCGAGGAGGTCCAAATCGGCCTCGAGGTCGGCCCGTAGTTGCCCTGAGCGCGTCGAGATCAGGGTTAGGACCCGTTAAACGACCCCGTAAATCGGCCTCGAGGACGGCCTCGAGTTCTTGCCGGCCCTCGAGGAGATCCGCCGGCCCCTGGTTCTTGCCGGCCTTTTTCGTTCTCGAGATCTTGCCGGCCTTTTTCGTCGTCGAGGTCGTCGACCTGGTCCTCGAGCTCGAGCTCGAGCACGGCCTCGAGGAGCCCGGGCCCCTCGAGGACGGCCTCGAGGTCGCCGTCGACCTGGTCCTCGAGGACCACCGGGCCACGATCACCTTCCACTATCACTCCCCCTGGTCTCCCTCAGTGTCGCCCCTAGGTGATACATTGATGAGTCCCGGGCCGGATGGCCCGGAAGGAAAGGCAACCGTGATTAACACCCAGTACCGCAACGCAAAGCCCGGAGACCTCGAGGTCGGCACTCGAGTGTTCTGTTTCTATGTCGGAGACCCGACCACGCCCACGGCCGACAGTCTGGGCACCGTCGTCGAGCTCCGGCCCGATGGCTGGCACGCAGTCCGAGTCGACACCGGTCGCCTCTACTCGTTCAACCACGAACGCCTCGCAGTCGCCCTCGAGGACGGCCTCGAGGACGCCACCCGCTACAACAGCCCGGCCTACCTGGGCCGCTAAGACCCCAACCAACAAAGGAAACCCAACATGAACCCAACAACCGCCCTAATCATCGCCGCCGCCCTGGCCGTGGTCGCCCTGGTCCTGGTCGTATGGTCCGCCGTCGAGGCCGTCCTATGGCTCGAGGACCACACGAAGCGAATACGAGCCCTCGAGGAGATCCTCGAGGACCAGATCCTCGAGCACGCCCTCGAGGAGGTCGCCCTCGAGCACGGCCTCGAGGCCGTCGAGCTCGAGCTAGTACGAGCCCGCACGCGCTCGAACCAATACCGCCTAGCCGTCCTCGAGGACACAGTCGGCCGCCTCGAGGAGCTCGAGGACCGGCTCCAAGCGACCACGATCACCAGCCACCATCACACCCCCTGGTCTCCCCTCTACGACCAAGACGCCCCAGGAGTGTGGGCGGATCTCACCACCGCAGAAGAGGAAGTATGAGCATGCCCCTGACCGCCCCCGGCCTCACCGTCGAGAAGGTAATCAACTGGCGCCACCGCTGGCAGACCGCCACGACCGCCCAGCTTGACCGCCTCGAGCTCGAGCTCGAGGAGATCCGAGAAGTGTGGGCCGCCACCCGGGCCCGCTACGGGTTCGCCCGCCGCCCGGCCCCCGTCCTGTCAGACGGAAACCCCAAGCTCGAGAAAGGAGACACCCCGACGGTCGGCCTGTCGCTGGCGCCCGCCGGTCTCGCAGGGTTCGGCACCGTCTGCCCGTTCTCGACCCCGCAATGCCGGGCCGGATGTCTGCACTACGCAGGCCGGGCCGCCCGGTCCTCGATGATCCCTCGAGCTCGAGCAGCCCGAACAGCCATGATGGCCGCCCAGCCGCACGCCCTGGCCTGTCTCGTTCGCCTCGAGCTAAAACGACGCCTCGAGCGTGAGCCCGTCCTAGCGTTCCGGCCCAACGTACTGAGCGACCTGGTGCCCGGGCCCTGGCTCCTCGACCTGGTCCTCGAGCACGACCGCCGCCTCATCGTCTACGACTACACCAAGCGAGGTGACAGCCTGTCCCTGGTCGACGGTATCGATCGCACCTACAGCGTGAGCGAGCGTCAAAAGACGCCGGAGGCCGTCCTCGAGTTCCTCGAGCAGGGTCACCGAGTCGCCATCGTGTCGCCGGTCTCGAAGGAATGGACGCCCTCGAGCTCGCTCGTCGTCGACGGAGACAAGACGGACGAACGCTGGCGAGACCCACGCCCCGGCATCGTCGTACTACGACCGAAAGGCAAGATCCGAAACGCTAAGCCGGGCCCGGCCTCGTTCGTGAAGCCGACCAGCTGGCTCGTCGAGCTCGAGGAGGCGATCCGATGACCGGCCTAGGCTGGCTCGTCCTGGTCGCCCTGGTCGCCGCCCTGGTGATGATGAGCCTCGAGGACTAACAACCGAACCCCCCGAACCGGGCCCGGCCTCGAGGAGGCCGGGCCCTTTTCGCGCCCTCGAGGACGGCCTCGAGGACCAGGTCGAGGCCGTCCTCGAGGTCGAAAATATGCAACCGATATGCAGCCGCCGCCGCCACGATCACCCTCCCACTATCACAGCTACACCTCTATACCTGCATGACAGACCAGCGTGATACAATCCTGGGATCGCAGACGAAAGGACAAAGCGATGGAAAACCCAACCCTCGAGGCCCGTATGGTCCGAATCGAACCAGTCGAAAACTTTGCTGAGGACTACGTTCTTGGCTCTGGCTTCCTCGGTTACTACTCGTGGCACGGTGGATTTAGCCGGGTCGACGACGGCTACCTGTTCACCCTCGAAGACCCGTACAACGACGGGTGGAAGCACTACGAGCTCAAGCCGCAGCAGCTGTGGGATGCGTTCATCGATCTCGTTAACGAGGGCGCCCCGTGCGTTAGCGGCCTCGACGTTCAAGATCCCGACATCGATGCTGGCATTGCCGACAGCATCCTGCAGAAGGCTGCGTACGGCGAGATCGTTTTTGCCTGAATGGTGCTCCGAGCTTGCCGGCCTTTGGTCGGCAGGCTCCATGGACTAGTCAGCAAACAACCAAGGAGTGGAAGCTATGTCCGTAGTTAAGTGGGATATCGACGAGGATTGGGAGGCCGAGTGCGACACCTGCGGTGTGCGTCACAGCGTGTCAAACCTACACCTCGATGCCGTTGTTGCAGCGTGCGCCGACGACGGTTGGCTGTTGGAGGAGTTCGACACGTTCGACGGTGTGACGTTCGCTAGTGCCGAGTGCGGAAGGTGCTGCTGATGGATATCTACTGCCCCGTGTGCTCCGAACCGATGGACGTTCTGTCCCTTCACGACTTCGTCGGTGACACCGCTGCCGACTTCGACGACGCCCGTCGCACGTTCTTCTCAGACGGCTGCGGAACCCTGTTCGGCAAGCCGTGCGTCGAGAACCGTACGCTTCGCAGCGAGGCCACCATGGCCCTCGTCGATGTCCTGGGCGACGATGTCGACGGCATCGCATCGATGCTCGAAGATCTCGAATACGAGGGGTTGCTGTGAGCATCGTCTGGGCCGACCACCACGGCGTCAAGTACTCGGACGGTCGACGTGACAAGTGGGTCGACATTATCGACCTCGACGACGACCGGATGCTCTTCGAGATCTGTGACGACGTGTACTACACAATCCTCGATGCCGACGACTTCGACGGCACCGACGACCACCGCAACGTCGGCATCCCCCACGCCGAGCTCGCCTGGTTCCTCGCTGAGGAAATCGGTTTCCGCATCGACGGCCGCGGGTCGCCTTACTCGAAATAACGTCAGGAGATAGCGCGTAAGCCTGCCGACCATACGGTCGGCAGGTTTACCGGTATCGCTTCGGCGCTGCTAACACAAAACTCCACCTGTATGCCTAGGAGGGCAACATGAAACAAATAGCAACCGTGACGCTCGTCGTCGCTCACAACCCGCTCAACGCTGAGGAACGGTGGGAACCCGCTTCCACGGTCGAGCTGATCACCGACCTGCTCGAGGAGTCCTACGACGCCGAGATCGACATCCTCCATGCCGAAGCGCAGCCGATGATCCTTCGCCACGACGGCCCGGTCGACGACGATCTCGATCGTCGCCGGCGCGCAATGGAGGCTCGCCTCGCTGCGGAACGGGCAGAGCGCAACGCCGTCCGCCTCGCCCAGCAGGCGGAGGTCGAGCAGTCATGAACCTGTACCTCGTTCGGGTCGACAACGAAGACGGCGAGAACCTCGACCAGCACGTCATCGCCCGCAGCCCATCGGCAGCGGTCGAGCTCTGGAAGCAGAACGCCGACCTCGAGGACGAGTGGAGCACCCTCGACGGGTTCCTGGTCCACCTGGTCATGCCGCTAGGGCCAAGGATTCCGGATCACCCGCTGGGGCCGAGGACACCGCAGGTGCTCTCCTGGTCTGACCCTGTCCACTTCCCGGTCAAGACGATCAAGGACCGCTCCGGCCCTCGGTCGATCACCAGGCACTTCGACCTGCTGCGCTGACCGGCAACCTCGAGGGCCCACCGGCTTCGGCCGG